ACCTAGCCCAAAGAACAGCTTGGCCGGTTAGTAAGAATTGTAAAGCTGCGTTATAGCCCACCTTATCAAAGCTAAAGTGACAATCCATTGAATACTGAGTATTTCGCTCAAGAATGACGCTACCAAGCTCATAAGGAAGCCCCCCTGCACGTTTACGCAAGTTTACCTCAGCCTTGGGAGTTGAGCTGTAGTAAGCTGGCAATAAAGTATTTACACAGTACCACCATACGTTTAAGCGACGGGGAGCATCTTTTAGAGTTTCTATCTCTTTAACGCCGTTAAATACTTTAATGGACTCATCGGCTGATTTGATGAACTTTTCATAACGTCTATCGGCCTGGGTAATTTGAGACTTCCACCAGCGGGGCGAATACTTTTTAACTAGGGGCCGGATAGTTTTTTGTTTCATATCTGAGGTCTTTTGTGTCTAGCCCGTACTTTAGCAATATCACTTTGTAATTTTACCATGCCCTTGTTTAATACTTGTTCTGGCTCTTCCCACTTAGAATCAATCAAACGAGTTTTGCAGAGGTAACGTAACGCGTCTACAGCATGGTCATTACCTGCTGTATCTAAATCCTCTGGATTACGTTTGTCTATTGACATTGATGGTAAGGTCTCTAGCAAGTATGGGCAAGTAGCAAAAAAGTAGATAAGCGGTGGATTAGCTACTAACCTTTGCCTGATTTGTGCCCAGCCGGATTGCCTATGATTATCGGCTTGTCTAAAGGATGGATGCTTATACTTGGCAAACACAGTATTGAACTGGTCGTTTATAGTAGGGCCGCCCTGATTATTGAAAATGCTAGGGTCAGCAGCGCAGATAGGATTCTCGCCTACTGATAATGCTGCGATTCGTTCGGCCTGAGTGACGTTATCAACTCCTTTGCCCCACAGTTCTCGATATATGATAATTGAGCCTTTAGGATATGGTACTTCCTTACCATCGTCAGTACGTCCACTACTAACAGCACCCCAGACAGCAGCAAAAGGAGAGTGATAGCCCCAATCATAACCCATATAACGGGGCCAATGTTTAGGTACATTGAAAGGAGCAACGATATGTTTAGAGCTAAACTCAGGAAAGTAACTTCCTTCATGGATTTCAAAGTCTCCTTCTAGCCAAGCCCGCACAAGCTCTGGACTACCTACCATGTGCAAGCGATTAATATAATCAGGGTCGCGAGCTAACAAGATTTGATTGTCCGTTACCCTGCTTGGTATGTAAATGTAGTCGAAACTAGAGCCGTTGGGCAGCTCTTTTTTGAGTAGCTTCATTCCCTTTGGTGCCGGCTTAATAAACAAAGCCTTTAGCCAGGAATGACCTACACCACCAGGATTGAACGTAAGGATAACCTGACCGCCTCCCTTGCCTCGTAGCGCTCCGAATAGTTTCCAGATAGGGGAAGGGTCAGCATAGTTACCCGCTTCCTCTATAGCGCAATCTGAGAGGTTCTGGCCCTGGTATTTCTCAGCATCATTGTCATTAGCTAGAGGTCTAAAACGTAAGCGACCACCCGACAAGAAGGTAAACTGCTTTTTCTGGTCCTGCCAATGCGCTTTAAGGGGTAGGTAAATCTGTTTGGCACGTTCAATAAGGTCATCAGCTTGAGGAAGTTCTTTACGAAAAAAGATAGCATTGAAGTCAGCCCCTAATTGTTCCTGCTTAATAGCAAACTTCCCTAGTACTCCGTCAGTCTTACCACCACCTCGCGCACCTCCAAATCCAATAAGAGTAATAGGGCAGTGTATTAACGCCTCCTGAGATCCAGGCTGCGGAGCCCATACTACATTTATGTCTAAAGCTTCGCTCATTTGCGTAAGGTTATAGCGTTTTCTGCGTAGATCCTCTCTACATTACACTTAGGATTTTTACACACAAAGTACTCATCCGATAAACCAGGAAAGAAGCTAGTGTAAGGCATATCTACATTAAACTTTTCAGTACTTAAATGCTCACATTTAGGACAACGCATTACTTCTGGCTTGTCCTCGTCTTTGAAACTGTGCTCAACCCCCATGTTCTCTCGTAATCCTCCCTAGTAACCCTATGGTCAATTAACCTAAACGATTTACCACAACGACTTATACCACAAGTTACAAAAACATTATCAGTAACTATACAGCCTGGTAAGCCACAATTAGGGCAACGATAGTACTCAATCCTCTGATTCTTGGGTAAGATACCTTTGGACAAACTCCTCTTTCGACATCGGCTTGGCACTAACCACACTCCTAATCTCACCAGTAATCTCTAACGTCTGCTGCTCTGACCAGCCTAGTTTAGTCTTTAGCAGGTGAAGTAGGATAGGAGTATTCCCATTCATAGCCTCTTCTATAGCTACCGTAGCTAGCCCCTTCTGCATCTGACTCTGCCCCTCTAAAAACTCCTCAGAGTAATACTTATCCAGCAAGTAAGGGGTAATCCTAGCCGCTAGTGCTGCGCTGCTCTTAGACAGCCCTAGACGCCCTAAATCGCGTATCTGTAAAGCTAACTGCTCATCCCTTTGGTGCTCCCTAGTCTGCGGCACCTCCCGCATAATCGGCGGCAAAACCTCAGGTGTTAAGGATTCCTGAACAGGTGATATTTTGGGAATTTTTATAATAGCCTCAGCCTCAATATCTTCGCTCTGTTTCAAATCGTCCTCGCTCATACTTTTTATGCCCTATTAGTAGAATGATGTTTGAGATACTTGGAACGGAAAATAATGTGGGAGATGAGGTATAGCTGTAACCGGTACCTCGCGAGTTTTCAAATTTGTTTTAGAAACGAAAATTGTAGTCACGAATCCCAGCCAAACCCTTGAATTTACTACCTATATTTACCTAACTAGAAATAGAAAACTAATAAACTAGCCACACACCCTAGGTAACTACGCGATATCATTGAGTAATTGCATAAACTCATCGGATGATAACCCGCCCAGCTTGGCAAGTACTACCAATTCCAGTGGCCAGTACATCAGCTTACTACGCTCACGATACTGCCATGCTTCACGCGTGATACCTATCAGCTTGCCAGCGTGAGTCTGAGACAATCCCAACCTCTTGCGAATAGCATAGTACATGTTACCCTTGGGTCGCTTGATAGTATGCCGGTATCTGGCCCTATGATTCTCAGCGTACAGGGCCTTTAGTCTCTCCAACTCGCTATCTGCAAATTGTGTCTCTTTGTCAATCATCACCATATCAAGTTAAAGCATAGTAACTAAATACTGCAAGCCCCATACCTAACCTATTGATATCTCGTAGCCTAAAATAAACCTAATCTTTTTTTACATAATACCGATACTACTGCTGTACACAGCGCATCATATAGTTTATGATTGTAGTTGTGAGTGGGAATAGTCCCAAGTAACGGAGGAATATATGAAGCATCACACAATAGAATTGCAGCGCAAACTAGAACTCAAAGGATACGAGTTTTATCAATTCGGCAAGGACGGAATCTCTGTCTATTACTTTACACCGAAGAATCAAATAGTGCGATTAGTAGATGCTGATTGCCTTATGTTCGATCTATTCATGAAATAATCGGGAATAACCCCAAAGTAACGAGGAATATATGAAATTAACATTTACTAAAGAAAATGCTAGGCATTGCAAAGCAATAATAAAAATCATCCCAGCTTATTACGGCGATCTTACAATTTATACTGCGACCGTAACTTATAAAGATCGTGGCACATCGCTGTTTAATATCAAAACAAACGTAGACCGTTTGAGCAAAGAAGATGCTTACCAGGATGCCATTCAACAGTTAAACGAAAACGGCAATTGGGTCTAGCGATTAACGAGCATCTTACGGGGTGCTTTATAATCGTTGGATAGGCTAACGAGTAACAACGGAGAATATATGAGACTATTTGACACCAGCAACGCAACGCCAGGTCAGCGAGTTAGTGAGTATCAGCATCTTGGTGGTAACTATTTCGTTTACGCAGTGTGGACACGATTCGATACCGTTTCGTGGTTTGTTGAGGATAGGGAGACTGCTGATAGCAGAGAGCCAACACTACACGCTGTAGTAAAGCAATGTGATAGCTATGACGAGGCTATTAAGGATTTTACGTTCTAGTGTGATTACAGGGTATCCTACGGGGTACCCGATAATCGCGATAATGCGAGTAACGGAGAATATATGAGATTGCTTGGCATAGTTGATTATATGAATACTTGCGATTGTTGCGGTCGTACTGACCTAAAATGCACTGTAGCCTTTGATACTGACGATGGCATCGTTTATTACGGTCGTACTTGCGCTACTAGTTGGTACAAGAAAAGCACTAAAGAGATAAATACTGAGCTTA